GGATGGTCCTGTACGAAGGATCTGAAGGCTGGCGTGTCCGCATTAAAACTCACACAGGCAAACTTGATCTGCCGCTTAGCTGCACGGATCTCGAACAGGCAGTAATCGAGGCAGAACAGCTTTACGCCGACGCTCGTGCCATCACAAATAACAAGCCCCGGTGTCAGCACTGCATCCACTGGGAATTCGTTGCGGCACAATGCGGTATAGGTTTCCCGGAGGGACGTTCAAGTGGAGGAGTCTTCGCAAAAAGCTGCTCAGCCTTCTGGGCCAACCACTGATTACGTAGTTCCCGACGATGCTTTTGATTGTGGGGACGGCTTCTATATCGAGGTGAGCACTGAACCTGGCATCGGCGAAGTTCGGTACAGGGCATGTATGCCGAATTGTTCTATCGGCCGGTATGCCAATGATTTATGGCAGGCTCAGATCTACATAGAGCATATGAAGGCTGCTCGCTTCGGTTGATCCAGCACAGCAGTTTGTGGGCTCGAAACACGCTCCAGAACGGCTGCTTTATCCACCACAGCCACACCGAAGCGTGAGATTTAGCCGCGTTACACCGCAGGCAAGCTGGCACACAGTTGCGCACAGTGGTCGGACCACCGTGGGCTTTGGCTTTTACGTGGTCGATTGTTGTGGCGTGGTCCCCGCAGTAAGCGCAGGTGTGGTTCCAGGCGGAAAAGATTGAGGCACGAAAGCGTTGTTTACTCGCTTTTTTGTTGACGAGATAGATGCCATCAATCTGATGCTCCATCTTTTGGAAGCTCGTAGGTCGCTATTTCGACGTCGATGATGTCATCGTCCGTCCTGAAGCACTCCGAGATGCAGGCGTAGATGTCGCCTGGGATGTTCTCAGGGTCCTGCGCGGTCTCGAAGTAAAACTTCCCCGTTACTTCGATTAAGTACCGCTGCATGGGAGAGGCTCTCCGCTTGAGGTCACGGTAGCTAAAGACACTCCTCCCAGCTTGGCATTACCCGTGGTTGGCCGTTGTAATGCCCAATTTCTCCATAATCCAGGTCGGGGTTGGCGACCATTAACAAGAAGACCATTTGCCCGATCTTCATGCCGGGGTAGAGCGGCAAGTTATGGAAGCGCCTGTTGTTTTTAAGCTCCAGGGTGAGCTTGCTTCCGTTCCAGCCGCAATCTGCGTATCCCGCATGGCTGTGTTCGTAGCCCTCCCTGGCACGAGACGACTTAAGACAGAACATGCCGCAGATGTCCGACGGCATATTGAAGACCTCAAGCGTTTCAGTAAGCAAAAATTCGCCTGGCGCCATCAAGTACGGGCTCTGTTTAGTGCAGTGCGCGATTGACTGGATCTGCAGCTCAGTGGTGTGCTCGACCTCAACCATGATGTTCTCCCCAATCCGCAGGTCCAGTGATGCCGGGTTGAGCAGGTCGATGTCGTAAGGGACGACCATCTGCTCCTGCTGGCAGAGTCGCTGGATCTCGTAGTCGGGAACGATCACATGCTTTTTATTTCTCGGATCACACTACTCGATATATCGCTATTTATCGTCAGTGAACCACTGAAAGCCACCAGCCGTGATGCGGATTGCCCAGCCCGTTCCAGGTCCCTCGACTTCCCACCGCTTAAGCCACTGCTTCTTGGGGTAGAGGACGTACTTAGCATTGCTTCGATCTTTGTGCCCTCCGTGAATCAGGTCTGGAGTGCCCATCGGGTCGTGGGCAACGAAGAATTGGTCCGTGTAACCAACGATGACGCTCCAGTGCCCGTAACCCCTGGGACGTTCACCCTTGCTGACGTCACCATGGTGAAGCCATCCAACGGCCACAGGACGACCTTCGTCGATTTCGGCTTGAAGTAGATCTGGTGTCGCGTTGTCGACGAACTCACCCGTCAACCCAAAATCCCTCAGGGCGGCAATATGCGCGTAAATCTCAGTTGTATCGCCATACTTGGCCCGTTTTTTGTCGTAGTCATTTGGGTCGAGCAGGCGGGCTTGATCCGCTGTAATCATTGCAATTGCCGCAGTGAAGCACTTGCGGTGGCCGTTTGGCAGATCAAGCTGATGAAAGTAAGGGGTGGGTAGCCACTCCACCCGACCTCCTGCCTTCCAGATCTCGAACCACGCAGCATTGCGGTCCAAGAGATGCTCTGGAAGGTCTTCTTGGAGCTGGTTGATCGCTGCTATCTGGTGAGGCTCTGCGGAGTAGCGGCTAAAAAAGTCGGTTAGTCGCAAAGTCATAGCCAGAAACAGCGGAAGCATCATTGCTTTTGCAGCACAGGATGCATTCTTTGAGTGTTTATGTGATCAGCAATAAAAACGGGCAGCAGTATCGCTGTACAAAGCGAGCTTGCTATCGCCACGTCTTTAGCGATTTCGATCAAGTCGTGCCTACTGATCACTTCATGTCCTTTGGCTTGAGGGACTTGATCGTGTCCATGATTAGCGCAACAACGCCGTTCTGCTTGAGCTTAGACGCGCCAATCAACTCGCTAATTAGGGCGACGGCTGCCCAGGTGATGGGCGAAGTCAGGATGTCTTCCATGGATGGGCTGTAACTAGAAAAAGCTTAGTGCCGATTTCTCGATCCTTCTAGCCGGGCTACAGCGGACTCCAATTCTCGTAAACGGCTAAATACTTCGGCGTCGCGGCTTTTCATGTCCGTGTGCAGCACGTCAAGCCGTGTAGCAACACTGTCGACCGATGCAGTAAGCCGGATCACAGCATCCCTGCTTTCCGTGGCACGTTTGCTGTTATTAGTCGCGTTCATTGCGGCTACCGTTATCGAGGCCCCAGCTACGGCGGCCAGAACTTCAATCACAGCGCGCCTCGAACACTCGTTTCATCATGGCAGCACAGACTCAAACGGATTCTTCTGAGGAAAAAGCGCACACGCCTTTAGGGGATTTTGTGCGGCTTGCGGTGTTGTCATGGTCCATCGCAATGCTGAGCCTTAACTATCTTGGGTATGTCAAGGCGATGGATCCCACCTTCCCCGCCTCACTGCTCACCGGAACAATGGCATCATTCGGCGTTTCCGTTGGCAAGGCTAATAGCCAGAAAAAGAAGGAGGAGCACGGCGGCAACGTCACCACAAAAACCCAGGAGAAACACCTGTGAAAAAAGCTTTTCTAGCAACTGCAGTCCTGATCGGTCTGGTCGCACCAGCTAAGGCTGATCTGACTCACAGAATTCAATCCAGTGTTTCGCTGACCGTGGATGCGGCCGCCAGTGCTGCTACTCGCATGGGCTCCAGCTATTCGGTAACGGGCAACAACATCACCCTTGATACGGCTGGTGGGCTTGGGTCTTTGACCGCAGGGAGTGCGGTTGGCTATACCCCAGCCGCTTACAGCGTTACGACTGCGGGGGATGCGTTTTCCTTTACCGAAGCGTTCACCGAAGGGGATGCCACCCCCTCCGCCACAACCGTCACTTCAGGAGTTGTTGGATCGCTTCCGATGCTCGGCAATACGACAACCACAGCCGGAGGTGTTGCTGGGTTGCTGGATGGATCCATCGCCAGTGATCACGTCATCAGCTTGACCGCTGGTGGTGCTGGCACCAGTGCGGTGGGTCAAATGGTCACCGAAATCAAAATTGACTGATGCGCTGGCTTGTTGTCCTGCTGTTGGTGGCCGGACCAGCAGCAGCCGTGCCCGTGGTGCCTAATTTTCGTACTGGTACAACAACCAGTCGGACTGAAAGCACCACGCAAGTCACCGAGCAGATTCGCAGCGTCAACTTCGCAACTGGTTATACCTACAGCGCATCCGGCACCAACGTGCAACATTCGGGCTCAACCATGGTTCCGAATGCAGTTGACACTGGATCCCAGACTGTTGATGGGGTTAAGTCCACGTGGACTGGCCTCGAATTACAAAGCAAGCCCACATGGTCACTGGTCAATCCCGGCGGGTCTTTCTCGTTTGTCGAGCACTATTCCGGTCCAGGGCTAGAAGCGGTAACGGAAATCACGCGCACCACCGTTATCGAAAGCGTTACCGATACCACCTCGGTATTTGGGCCTTAATCCTGCTGCCCAATCAAGCACTGGCTCAGGCCAATGCCACTGCTGCTCCAGTGGCTAACAGCACTGGCTCGGTCACAAATCAGGCCATTCAGATGCTGACTGGTCCGTATCCGACTAATGGATATGGCCCCAGCATTTCTTGCCAAGGTCCCACGCTCAACCTTTCTCCGTTTGTCACCACCAGTAAGTCATATGCCTTGCCCTACAGCTCGACGGTAAGGACTCCTTACTACGATCCCACCGATGAGGACGAAAACGGCGTACCGGATAATCCAGGAAATATCCTCTATTACCAAGAACTCCCTAGCCGTCAGAAAAATAATCACGCCCTGAATTTTGGTATTAGTGCCACCATATCCATCCCCTTGGACGGGGGTCTTCAAGAGCGTTGCAAAACCTCCGCTGATACCCACAACGCGCTGCAGCGCCAGTTGCTTGCTAATAAGCGGTTGGATTTTGAGCTAAGTCGGTTGCGGCATTGCGGTGAGCTGGCGCAAAAAGGGATTACGTTCCACCCGCGATCGAAGTTCTATGCCGTTTGTTCGGATGTGGTGCTGGTGGCTAAGCCCGGTCAGGTGTTGCCCCATCACCACAAAATTACGGTTTCAAAGCCCGACGCAGAGCACGTAAAGCACGATTCCGGTCCCGCTGAGCCAGCCTCCGCTCCAGCACAGAATCAACGTGGACAGGTTTACCCCTTACCTGTGAAACCTTTTTCACCACCTTCTTCACCGTAGGTTTGATCAGTTTGAGGATCAGATCCGAAAACGGTTTGGCCACCAAGGCAGAAGTTGCAGCCACCAAGGCAATCGTTGTCGTTGTGACCACAGCCTCCACAGGCGGTAGTCCGTCAATCGCCTTCTCCAGAAACGGCTTGGGGAGGTCACTCTCCTCCTTGACCTGAACTGTCGGCGCATCTGCTCTAGGTAATCTCGGGACTGACGGTAGTTGAGGGGCTTGGGGTTGTTCGTCCTTGGCCTCATTCTGCGGTCGAGGTAGGGGCGCTCGAATCTCGGCAAATTGCGTGGGGGTAAAGTCCATCGGATTAAATGCCGGTATCTCGCCCTCTGGACAAAACGCTCCAGTGCCATTGGGGTCGGCATTCAACAGGTTTGGATTTAATTTCGCGTCTCGATGCACTGGCACGCAACCAGGCATCTCAATGATTGGGGGTCCCAGCTCCAGCGTGATGGCCGGAGCGCTTGGGACTGCTGGGGGTGAAGGGAATTCGCGGATTTCAGGGATGCGAATATCCGGGATTTCGGGCATCAGAACGGCAATGCCGGACCAGTTGTGCTGGGCAGCTTCGGCATGGATTCTTTGATCTTGCCTTCGAGTTCGGCCTCAATGTGCTCAGTTACTTGGCCGCCAATGCGCTCCATGCTTTCGTCCATGAACTTGTCGAACTGCAAGTAGCTAATTACCAGCGCTGCGGTCATGGAGCCACTGAGCAGAAAGCCGGTGATGGCCATCAAATCAATGATCTTGCGCATTGAGAATTGCCTTTTCGTTGGCGTATGGCTCGACTGTAAAGAAGTCGATGGCATCCTGCACATAGGGCGCCAGCCAGGTGGGTGGCCAGCAATACTCCCAGTTTTCAGGTCGGGTGATGCAGGGGATGACAGCGGTGCGTATAAAACTTTGCGCGTAACGCTGCGTCACGACAAGTTGTTCGTACCACTGCACGAAAAAGGGCCGCCGAAGCGACCCCAAGTGTTGGTGTGAGCTAACCGTATCAGAAGTGATACTTGGCGCCGACTTTAGTGCCGTAAGCGTTTGCCACGTCGCCGGTGAGAAAGGAAAATTCTCCGTAGAGGTTCAGCTTCTCGGTCACGTTGACGCCACCGCCGACTTTGCCGCCAAGCTCCACTTCGGCTTCGCCGCCGTTAGGGGCAAGCACGGTGGGGCCGCCTTGGATGTAGTAGCTGAAAGCATCCTTGGAACCGTCGAAACCGATGTGCAGGTCGGTCGAGGAACCAGCGAAGGTGCTGCCAGCCCAGCCGGCGTTGTTCTCGATGTTGGCGTAAGGGCCAGCAAGTGCAGGGGCTGCCAGAGCAAGCGAGGCAATGGCGGCAGAAGCGGTTTTGATCATGGAATTGAATAACCGTGCAAAAAGTGTAAAGGGCAAATCCACCTAGTCGATTGAATAAGTGTCCCTTTAGCGACCTTGGCCGCGGTACTTCTTGCGTCCGTGACTGGCTTTGCTGTGCTGCCCTGCACCTTGACGGGTTTTCTTGGGCTTGCCAGCCT